CAAAAAGCAAAAAGCATAAGGATCCTATTTCCAGCCAGCAATATGCAGGCACAGTTAAGGCTAATAAGTGGCTGGGACACAATCTTGCTATGATCAAACGATCTTAATTGAAAGTGTATGACCTCATACATGGTACCGGTCTTCTTTTATCTTTCTCCTCTGGGTAATTTACGCTTTCAACGCATAATCACCAAACTGTTTACAGGATACCAGCTGCTGTAAGTGCTGGTACACTGTCTGCGTCAACTTCAATTTGAGTCTTCACATTTAATTCAAGAAGTGTATCTTGTAACAAGAGCTTTCTCTTTTTCATTTCAGCAGCCTTCTTGCGGAATTCATCAATTTCAGCTACTTCGAAGATCGAAGTAGCAACTTCGTCTTCATTAGCGCTTGCAAAGCGGTAAGTATCGGCTGAGCCAGATTCTCTGCTTCTAATCTTGCCAAGCTTGCCGCGCATAACTTCTGCAGCAACACAAGGCTTTGATTTTGACAAACGTGTCATGTGCCCAATTTGTTTTTCAAGCAATGCTACCTCTGTAAGTATATCGTTAATACCTACAGCGGCGTTTGCTCTAGCAACATTGCGTCGGATATCATATAATGCTGCAAGCATTACTTCGCGTGTTTCTGAATTCTCAGTGAATACAATTCTTGCCGCTGCAATTTTTTCATTTGGCTTTTCAAATTCATTAACACTAACATTTGTGTCAAGATCCAAAGCAGTAATTGCTTCATTGATTGCTGCTTGTACAGCGTTTGCCTTGCGTAGTGTAATTTTCATGTGCCTATGTCTTCCTTGTTGTTATGTATTTAATATAACATCACATGCAGCAAAGGTCGACCTCTTTAACACTTAACCAAGAGAAATATATTTTTAAATTATGTCTAATTATTTTTATAAATTTTATTTAATGTAGTTAAGATTAATTTGATTTTTTGCATACTCAATGTTATAATAAAGTTAAATACAGCTAGTTATATAACAGGCTCAAAGGTATATAGAACAATATGAAACTTCAATTACAACAATTAATTAACCAATATCCAAAACACTATACTAGAATGATTAAAAAAGATACTAATATTAACAAATTTGTAGAAACATTTATTGGAAATACAATTGCAGAAAAAGCATATAATGCATTACACAATCCTATAACACAATGTCCTCATGGCCAGCAATATAAATTTAAAGGAATAACCCAGGGATACTCCTTTTGTGGCAGGGCAAATGCGTGTAAATGTGCTAGAGAAAGTGTTTCTCTAGCAGTGTCTAATACTAAGAAAAAGTTTACCGAAGAGAAAAAACAACAAATACAATCAAAAAAAATTAATAGCTTAAATAAAAAATACAATGTCAACAACGCAGGAAAATTAAAACATGCTATACAAAATCATGCAGACTTTTATAATAATTCCGATAACGTAAATACAGTTGTATCAAAAGTACAACAAACAAAACTTATCAAATACGGAAATTCTAATTACAATAATCCTGAAAAAATTAAACAGACTTTTAAAGAAAAGGATACTGTTTTTTGGCAACAGCGATTTCCTGAAAAAGATATTTCAACATTACATGATAAATTGGCATTAAAAAAAATGTTTGAAACTATACCCATTACTGACATTGCAACAACACTTGGCGTTCATATACAAACCGTTTATCAGTACCTCAATAAGCATAAAATTAAAAGTCCTTACCAGAGCTCGTATGAGCAAGAAATAGTATTGTTTTTGCAGAGTTTAGGAATTACAAACATAATACGCAACACACGGAAACTGTTACCTAGCGGCAAGGAAATTGATATTTATTTGCCGGACTACCGTTTAGCAATTGAATTTAACGGAATTTATTGGCACCACGAAGATATAAGTCACATCACTCGGTCTTATCACAAAAACAAGTTTATAGAAGCCGAGTATTTAGGAATACAGCTAATTACTATCTTTTCAAACTTTTGGAACACGCGCAAAGATATTGTAAAACAATCTTTAATAAATAAACTAGGCTTAGATACTCAATCGATTTATGCCAGACAAACAGTAGTCAGACTGATATCTGCAAAACATACAACAGAGTTTTTAAATAAAAATCATATACAAGGATACACGCCGGCTTCGGTATGCTACGGATTATTTGATCATAACGATATATTAGTTGCTGTAATGACGTTCTCGCGTTCACGCATTGCACTAGGCAAGCAAACTCGGGGATTTGAATTAGTAAGATATGCTAGTGCGTTACGGGTAGTTGGAGGCGCAGGAAAATTATTAGCAGCATTTTGTAAAGAATATCCTGATCAAGCAGTGTATTCTTACAGCAACAACGAATGGAGCAACGGCAGTTTGTATAAAACACTTGGGTTTGATTTAGAAAGAGACATTGATGTTAGCTATTGGTATATTCATCCAAGAGAAGAAAAACTAATGCACCGGTTTAATTTTTCAAAACAAAAGTTAATTAAAAAAGGATACGATAAATTAAAAACAGAAAAAGAAATATGCAAAGAAATTGGGTTACTTAAAGTGTGGGATTGCGGCAAGCGGCGATGGATGTTAGAATCTAGTAATTCACGAAAATCAGGGTTATAAGCACAATAATTCAAAAGAAAAGGCCCCAAGGGGCCTAATCTTGTTTTCTTGTTGCTACGTTTAGCTAAAGCTAAGATTACCAGTGTTGACTCCAACAACACCCAGGTAGTCAGCTGCGTTACCAAGTGATGACGCAGTGTTAGTTAGTTCTACATAACCATACCGTGTCATAAAGCTAACCACTGGCTCGAATGTTTGTGGATCAAGCACAACGCCGGAACTCATTAGTGGAATGTATGGGCAATAGAAGGCCGCTGCATCTGATTCACTTGTTCCTTTGTAGCCAATGATCACATCATCTGAAGTTGCATATGTGTTGACATATACTTTCATTGCGTTGTTAAGAGTACCGACCATTTTAGTGTTGGTTGGTGCTTCAAATGTGCCTTCGGTAGTACGAGCAAATGCCGAAGTAGTTGCTGACTGTAGAAGTGTAAGAACAGTTGGGGAAACAACTGCCCAGTTACCTGCACCGCGACGAGTACGCTGAGCGATTAGGTTTGATACTCTGTTGATCTGAACAGCTAGTGCAGCATGCTCGTCACCGACAAAGGTAGCAGTACCGGATACTGCTGCTTGATCGTAAGTTTCTACAGCAGAACCAGCTAGTGAGCGCAGGCTGCGTAGTACTTCTTGATCAATTTCAGCAGTAATTTCTTGTGCAAGAGCAGCCATGATTTCTGCTTCTACGTCGATGCCATGCATCGCTTGTGCGTCTTGTGCAGCTTCAAAAGTCCAACGTGCTGATAGCTTACGTGATTTAGCTTCAACAGTCTGCTTGAGGATCTGGATAGACATCCTGTTACCAGCAACGCCTTCGAGCGCCGCAGTATTTGCCGGACGACCATTGCCAGTGCCAATGTTACCTGAGTAACCTTCAGCAATCTTGAATGGACTTAGGGCTTCTTCACCAGCTGTTACGTTTCCGCCGACACCGTCAGTGAAGCCGTCACTGTAACGCACACGTAGAGTGTGAATCTGCGATACTGGTCCCTGCATTGGCTGTACACCAACAAGCTCGTTTGCAATAACAGTAGGCATAACACGTCTAATCACTGGAAGGATTACACGGTGTAGTGTTGCGATATTACCAGCAGAAGTGGCACCGGCAGTTGCACTTTCTGAAAGATACTTACGAGTATTTTCCAGTGTAACATTCATTACTGCTTTTTTGTTGCCTGCAAGGCCTTCAAGAAGGGCACCCTTGGTCTCCTGCCATCTACTTTCTAATAGTTCTGACATTTTTGATTCTCCTTATTTCAATCCTGCAAGACGACGTATGTCTAATACATTTGTGTCTGCTGTTGATGTCATGTGTTCTTGTTTACGATTGCCTGTGATTTCTTTGCCTTCTTTAAGGGGTGCCTTTTGTCTTGCGCGAGGATGCCCATCTATTACAGATGGAAGGTACTTGTTAAACGAACTTTGCAGTCTGTTTGTTTGTACCGATTCTAACAAGTCGTTCATTATTGCCTTTTGACTCTTGTTTAAGGGGCCAGTGAGGTCGTTTAGTACTTTTGCTCTGTCTCTAGATTCAACTAGGTGCTTGACTTCGTTATTCTTTGATTCTGCTAAGTTCTTTGCTTTAACGGCAAAGGCTTTGGCTTCTGCAAGCTGTTTGTCTTTTGCATTAAGTACCTTTAGTAGTTTCTTGGTTTCTGACTTCTCATTTAAGTGACTGTTCAGATATTCACCAGCAAACGCCTCAAATATTTTACGACCAAAGTCGTTCATGCGTGCAACTTCGATATCTTCTTTAAGTTGAAGAATTTCGGAACGTAGTCCCTTTTCAACTGTTTCGGATAGTGCAGTTACGCTTCTGTTAATAAAGTCTTGCTTAACTTTAGCAAAGTGCGATTTGGATTCTCTTACGAGACGTACTTTAGTTTCTGCAAGGTCGTTTTTATCTTCCTGGAATTCAGCAAGTTCTTTTGCAAGTTGCTCTACAACAAAATCTTCAAGTACAGCAAATTTAGTTGCTGTTGTCTTTTGATCGTTGTGTAGTTCAGAAATTTCACCAGCAAGTTGTTCCATTACAAAGCGCTTCATTAATTTTGCGTCTTCACGCATCTTAATTGCATACTTTGCTTTAGCTTCAGCTAGCTGTTTGCGGTCTTCATTGAATTCTACCATTTCCTCTATGAGCTTTTCGCTCACAACAGTATCAATTGCTTCGATCATAGCACTTTTATCATGCTCATATTTCTTAGCAAATTCTTCACGAAGTGCCGTTGTTACCTGTTTGCGGTTTTCTACAACCTTAATGTCCCAGGCTTCTTGAATCTCTGATTTCATTTGCTCAGATATCGCGTCACTCTCTAAAAGGGCTTTTAGTGCTTCCATTATTTTCTCCTTTTAATTGAGTCTGTCTATTATGTTCAATAGACTCTCTGCAATGTATTTTTGTGCCTGTGGGTTGCCTGTTACTTCTTTACTTCGCATAAATGCTTT